ACTTGCAATTATAATAAGCACCCAGACGGCTCCTTTGCCTTTATTAATATCAGCTCTTAGACATTTAGTTTCACTTCTAAGTTCTTTTATTTCTTTTACTAAGAAATCTATTTTAACTTCTGTAGCTGATTTTCTAGGCATTAATATGCTCCATAGTAAGTATACTTACGTTTTAGTATATCGTTTACAATTTTATCAATACGAGTATTGCCTTGTAAACTTTTAGTTCGTTTTGAAAGTCTGCTTATAAAGTCACTATCCATTAATTCTACCCTGTTAATAATTTTAGTATCTACTTGTTCTGTTGTTAATCCATATTCTTCTAATTGACTATATATCCATAAAGGTACATATCCTTCTTTACCTAAATGTTGTGCACCTGCAGATATTAAACTATCTGTGTTAACCTTTAAGTCACTTCTAATTTTAGTAGTAGTATAAACTAATTTTAATAATTCTCTTTCTCTTAAAGAATAAGAAGATAAAGTTCTAGCTCTCCAATCAGCAGCTGTTCTATATAACTCACCTCTACCTTTTTTAAATACATCTTTTACTGGACCATATGATGTATACTTATATGCATTTTTATTTTCTTTAGTTAAATCCCACTCTTTCCAATATGCATATGGTTGCGGTATACCCATATAATATTTTTCAACTGCAGCATGCATTGATGTAGGTACTGAATCTTGTAAAAACATAACCCATGCATCTCTCTTTTCAAATGGGCTATCACTTGTAAGTGCTTTTGTTAATGCATTAAATCCTGTAGGTATCACACCTCTACCTTTTGTAATTTGTCTTGGTGTTAAACCCCAATAGTTTAATGAAGGTACACTAATTAAATCTGTTACACTAACTCCTGGTGCAGCTAGCGTAGCTGTTAAATCAATTCCTAATGCAGATGAAGGTATACCATATTTTACAAACTCAGGATAATTACTTGTTAATACTGTTTCTGTAATAGATGGTAATGGTTTACCTGTAAGTTTTTGAACAACAGGTGATAATTTATTTAATAAATCATCAGCAGTTTTCATACCAATTGTACCAAACAACCCTGCAGCAAATACCATTTGTGCAAGAAATCCAACTAAACCTTCACTACCTTTACCTTGTTTTGCTTTAGTAGCATACTCAACTAATTGTGCTAAGTAGTTATGTTGAAATGTTTTAAATAAACCAAAAGGTTTACCTGCAGTTCCTAATCCTTTTGCTCCATATATTCCAGGTTGTTCTAAATAAGTATATTCAACCATGTACATATCAGCTAATTTTGCTGCTTGTTGCTGTGCTTGTATTTTATTTTTACCTGCACTTTTAGCAAAGTTATAAAACATTGTAAATGCATTAAGACGACTTGTCTGCTCAACTTTTGCAGCTAAGTTTTGAAATGTAATACCTTTCCAAAGTTTTTCAAAATCAAATACTTTTTTACCTAAAAAAGATTTATTTAATTCTTTTCTACCAAATAAACCTTCAACTCTAGTCATAGCTTCATTCATAAATTTTGCTTCTACAACTCCCATTCGTATTGCATATTCATGTGCTTCAGCTATTTCTTTACTTGGTAATATTAAATCATATAATGATCTAAGCATTGAAGTAGTAACTTTACCTTTACTCATTCCACTATATTTCATATCAAGTAATTTAGGAAATATCATGTGATAAGGTTGAATAGCAGATGCAGCTAAGTATCTCATTTGACCAAATAATAATTTGTTTACAAGAGTAACTTTGTTCATACCACCAAAAGTATTTGCCATACCTGACTCACCTAAATACTTTCTACCTACTTGACTTACTGCTTGAGATATTTTACCATCCTGTAATTCACCATAGATATTTCTTTTTTGAATATCACCATATTTTACAGCATTAGGTGCATCTCTTTTTATACTTGTAACTCTTAACGTACCATCTTCTCTAGGTACAACTATTTTTTTATTTTCAAAATCATTTAACCATTTATTTATTTTATGTCTAGAGGCTGCTCTTACTGCACCACTAACATATAATGTCATAGCTGATTCAAAATCTTTAACCATTCTAGCATTAATATTTTTTTCTAATGCTGTTTTACCAAATATTTTACCAGAAAAATAATTTTGTGCTGCAAGTCTACTTCCTAAGTATCCATCTACATCTTGTCTCTTTAAAGTAAATTTACCAAAACCTTTTTCAACTCTGTTTTCTATCATAAACTGTTCTAGTTTATCTAATAATTCTGGTTGTCCTTTTATACTAGGACTTTTAAATAATTCCATAAATGCATCAGCTTCAACTGCACCTGCAACATCTTTACTTTTTATAACAGGATCTGGAAATTTATATAATGGTACAACTTTACCTTTTTTAGTAGTATATGTTTCTTTACCATAATTTTCTATTAGCCAGTTTCTTGCTGCATCAGCTTGTAATTTATTAGTTGCACCAATTGCTGTTGCTTCATTAGAACTATACTTTCCTGTATCAGGATTATATTTAAGTGCCCATACTCTAAAACCACCAGAAAATATTCTAGGTAAGTGATTAGGAGATTCTTCTACAATTCTACCTTCACCTTCTTTAATATTTTTTAAAATAGATTCATTATATATTCTAACTGCTGCTCTATCTGCATCTCTAAGTTTTAAATAAATTCTAATTTGTGTATCATTTAAACCTTCTAATTTTAAATCTTTTTCAGTAGCTTCATATTTAAATTCATTTTCTACTTTACCTTGTATGTTTTCTAATTCACGCATTTTAAAATACATAAAATCAGTAAAGGTTCCTTTAACACCATTAGGTAATAATCTTATATCTACAACATTACCTTCAATGTCAGTTGTTGTACCTTCTTTTCTAAGTCTATAAAAATCTACATTATCAAATATTGTAGTAACATCTTTTCTAGTATTATATTCTTCTTTATTAGATCTAGCTTCAGCTTTTTTCTTTAACCATATTCTAGCATTTGCGTCTATAATTTCTGCAGCTTGTTTTGGTTCTTTTTGTCCTAATACTTGAAACTCAGTTAGTCCTGCATTAACATCTTTAATTGAGGCATGACCAAACATTTTTAACATATCACCAGACTCTTGTAATCTTAATCTATAATCAGTAAAACTTTCACCTTCTTTTTTACCAGGTAAAAACTTTCTATTAAGAATAACTTTAGGATCAAATAAAATTGTGTTAATGGTAATTCTATCTTCAATAACTTGTGAATGAAATTTTTCATTCATATATCTAAACACAGGATTATTAATAAATTTAGGAGGTAATATAGCTGTTGAAAGATTAAGAGTGCCATCCATCATTCTATCTAAAAATCCAGATTCCATATCAGGATTTTTTAATCTGCCGTCTTTACCATATTGATCTACTAAAAACTGTGAAATTTTTCTAGGATCATTTATATCTCTAACAGCTTCATTATATAATTCACCTGTCATTAGTACTTTACCTTGAGCAGTTATATGTGCTGCATCATCATTAACTTGTTTTTCAAGTTTTTGTAAATCTATTTCACTTAAACCTTTTTCTTTAGATGCTTGTGGTATTTCTTTTGGCTCTTTACCTTCTTGTACAAGTTTACTATTTTCTTCTACTAATTTTTGTACTTCTTTAGCTTCTTTTAATTTTTGACTATTTTCAATATATCTAATATTTAATTCTAAAAATTCAGTAGCAGCCTCACCTCTAACTTGTGTTACCTTTTGTATATCGGGTAAAGAACTTTCTGTTTTATCACCCATTACTCTTTTGTAATATTTAGATGCTTGTGCTTCTTGTACTAAATCTACTTTTAATCCACCTGCCTTTGGTCCAAAATATCCTAAACCACCCCATACTGTAGCTGCTGCAAATCTATCATCTAGGTTTGCGTTATGACCTGCAGTTAAAAATCCAAAACCACCTAATGTTGCCATTCTAGGAGTAATTCCTAATTTATTAGCAAATTGTAATACTTTACCTGTACCATAACCATAAGCTGCTGCTTTAGCTATTTCAAATGCACTGCCTTCATCTATTTCTCTAGCAACATCTGTTACTGCTAAACCTAAAGGCAATGATCTTTTAGCTGCAAATTGACCTACTTTACCTAAAGTACCTACAGCTTTTAATCCACGTATTGCTGGTATATAAGATGCAATAGCAATAGGTGCTGCTGCAAATCCAGCTAAAGTTTTATATGCATAACCTTCTGGTGCTACAAATCCCACTTCTTCTGGGTCTGTAGATTTTGCAATACTTTTTAGATAACTTTCTGCATGATCAAATATACTATCTTCAGTAGGTTCCTTACCTAATACTGTTCTTGACCAATCATAAAATCTATCTATACCTCCAGGAACACTACCAAGTAATTCCATAAAACTACTAAAACTTCCCGCAACACCATAACCTAAAGCATTGCCTATACTTTGTGCATGTTGTTCTTTTCTAGGTATAATCTCTGGATCTATTTCTTGTGGTGGTGTATTCCATAAATCAAACTTGTAAGCATTACCTTCATTAATCATGTTTACAGTTTTAGGATTTAAATCAAACCCACCTGTATATAATTGTTTTAAATTAGGATGCAGAGAATTAAACTCTGTATCTTCTTGAGTAGAGATATCAGCCATTATTCTCCTTATTATTTTTTAGGTTTAATTTTCTTAAGATCTTCTTCGCTAACGTCTTGAGGTAATAATTTTTTTATTTTATCTAATATAGATTCTTGATCTACATCTTCAGGTTTAAAAGGTCCTACTGGTATAAACTCTGTTATATTTAAACCCATATATATTCTCATAAATTTTTTAAATAATTTATCTCCAGCTTTACCAGCTGTAAACATTTCTCTAGTTGGTTTAATCATATCGCCATCTTCATCAAACAATGGAGAAAATTGATCTATATATGCCATTACTTCTGGTGGTTGTGATTTAGAATACATTTCTTTGTTATCTAATATTTCTTCAATAGATACTCTAGAACCATCTATTAAATTAATTTCACCATTAAAATTAATTTGTGGTTTATATCCTTCAGGTACTACAAGTGCTTGTGGCTCATCTTTAACTTCTGGTTCAGGTTTTTGCTCAACTGGACCTACATCAAATGGTACTGTTGATCCCATAGTAGAACTTACCCAGTTATTAACTTTACTATACATTTGATTTCGCATATTTTCATATTTAACTTTAGCTTGTTCAACCATTTCTGCAGTAACATTTTCATCACCTTTAGAAAGTGCATTTTGTAATTGACTATAAGAAGCTAAAGCATTTTCTACTTGTTTTGTATCACCTGTTAATTCAGTTTGAAATACATCTAATAATAATTTACCTGTAATAGGTTTATTAAACATATAAACAGATGTTAGATCAATTGAATTTTTATTTATAGCATCTGCTAAAAATTTAGATTTATCTTCTTGTGTTGTATATCTTTGTGCATTAGCTGCAATAACTCTAAGTTTTTCAATTTCTAATAATTTTTGATTATAAGGACTAGTAGGTTCTTGTCTTAATATTCCATAACCATATGCTGACATTGTTGCTGTAGCCATATTATCAGTAAATCTTTTAATATCTTCTGGTATATTCATTTTACTATCTCTAAATTCTGATTCAGCTGTCATTAAATTTACAGTATTTTTCATTCCAGAAATATTACCAATTTGATTTCTAATTCTATCTTGATTTAATTTAAAGTAATCTGCTTGAGGTATATAAGGATCTTCTGATCCTTCTACTAATCTTTCTGCATCTAATTTATAAGTAACTAATTCTTGTGCAACTGCATCTTTAATAGAATCAAAACTATCACCTTTAAATAAACCTGGATTATCTTGATATAATCCTGCTAATTTTCTATCCCAATTACCTTGAAACTCGTCTGGTCTAGCTTTTATGTATTTTAAAAATGCTGTGTAATTTTCATTAGCTTGTTTATTATCTGCTAATGTTTTAGTCCATTGACTATTTGCTTCAGCTATATGTGCTCTTGTTTGTTCATACTCTCTTTCAGCTTCAATATTCATAGTATCAATTACTTGATTACCACCGCCAATAAGTATGTCCATAAAATTTTTCTTAAGTCCCATAATTATACTCTCCCCATTATTCCAGTTTGTGGTTGAGAAGGTCCTTCATTTGTAGGTAACATATTAGGATCACCTCTATCTTTTTCTATATCCATATTACGCATAGCCATATCATCAAAAAATTCTTGATCATCCATGTCATCCATAGATAATTTAGCAGGTATTTTACCTATTTCTGCTATAGAAGTAATCATCATAGCTACAACAGGTTCTAATAACTTAGCAGTATCTACTGTCCATTTACCTTCTAAGAATCCTGAAAATGTAGTAACTTTAGTTAATGCATCAATAGGTATTCCCATTTTTAATAATACAACTAATCTTTTAGTATTCTTTTTTTTCTGTAAATTTTTATATACATACTCAGCTGCATCCTCAACTTCTGGATAATCTGGAGTATGTTCCCAAGGATAATTTCCTGGCTCATCAGTTAATGACTGACCTGGTATAGGTGCATTAAAAGGATTTATTGAAGGTTCTTTGTATACAGTTGGATCTTGCCCACCTTGTAATTCTGCTGCTTGACCCATAAAATTATCTTGTTCTTCCATATATCTCCTTATGATTTAGATCCTAATCCTGATTTTTTAAATGTTACTGAAGGTACTGTTCCTTGATATTTTGCTTTAGTTTGTAAATATGATCTAGTGTAATATAAAAACTGTGCATACTTAGTACCACTTGCTTCTTTAATATCTGAAAATGTAGATACACCTGCAATAGATCTAGATGGACTAGTTCCATATTGAGAGAGACTTGGTGGTTTTTGTTGTGACATACGTTCTGAAGACAATAAAGCTTGTCTTTCAGCATTACTTATTCTATCTTCAACAAATCCTTTTCCTGCGTCATAAATTGTACCTGCATTATCTGTTGCCCAATCCCATGCTGTGCTTGCTACATCTGTTACCCAATCCCACATATTTATTTCTCCTAATCTCCAGTTAATAATGCAATACCAAATCTACCGAGCATAGTATACAATTGAGATTTTTGATCTTCATCAGATAAATCTAAAGCTGTAGTTCTTTCTAGTGCTGCTAGTGCTGCATTATGTGCTCTAGCTTCTTTTGAGTCCGAGGCTGAATTAACCCACGATGCTTCATCTCTCCATTGTTGCCATAAAGAAGATAATGCATAGTTAGACATATTTAAAAGATTCTGAGCATTTAATTGATTTGTTGCATTTACTGTAGCTGTATTAGCTGTGTTAATAGTTCTTCTCCACTGCACATTAGATTGATCAATGATTCTTTGATTTTCTACGTTATATCTTTCTCTTTGATCTTCTAAGTTTGCATTGAATTGATTCATAACAGAAGCTCTATCACTATTAGCTTTGTTTACTGCTACTTGATTTGATGCATTTAGAGCTGCAACTTTATTAGATTCTGCTGACGCAAACTGTGTCATAGCATCTGCTCTTTGTGCATTTTGTTGTTCTATTTGTTTTGTTAAACCATCATAATATTGATTAACTTGATTTTGACTAGTGGCATTAAATTGATATGCAGCGTTCTGTGCAGCTGAATCAGATAACATCATAGCTTGTTTAACTTGAATATTTTGTAATGAAGCTTGTTGATTGTTAGACAAATTAGACATATCCATTTGAAATGAATTGTTAGCATTTGCAATAACAGCTTGTTGTCTATTTGATAAATTTTGAAATATTGTTTGTTTATAAGTTTCAGCATCTGCTTGAGCTACAGGTATTGAAGCAGTTAATAGTCCTTCAGCTAATGCTTCAGCCATCATTGTACTTTGACCTAATCCTCTAGCTTGCATAGCTGCTCTAGTAGCTTCTGCTGCACCTCTCATAAATACAGGTAATGCTGTACCTTGTGCTAAAGATGTTTGAACATCAGTAGATATTTTTTCTAATTGACCTTGAACTGTAGCTTTAGGATCTAAATTAGCAATTGATTCTTGTGCTGCTACTGCTGGTGCTGTTACTGTCCCTTGTGCTCCAGTCATTGTAGGTGCTTGACCTGCAATTGTATTAGCTACATAAGAACCTGCTGCTGGTGCTGTTGCACCTGCCACTACTTGAGTAGCCCCTGGTCCTGTTACAGTTGCTGTTGGAGTTGAAGATGCTGTAGGAGTTGCTGCTGTTACTGTGCCTTGTACACCACCTGTAGTTAAAGTTTCCCCTGTTTGTAAAGCTTGAGTTACTGGAGCAACACTAGTACCTGTAGGTAAAGATGGATTACTTAATAAACTATCAACAAGAGTAATAACCTTACGGCTTTTATCTTGTTCAGTTGTAGTAGGTTGAAGTGCACCTTCTGTCAACGTCTGAGTATTAGGTGCATCTGTGTAATTTGTTGCCATTGTTTATCTTCCTTGTCTATTATATTTTTTAAATGTTGATCGTTTGTTTAAATTTTTTCTATGTCTTCCTGGTCTCTTTCTTGGTTTTGGTCTTTCCTCAAATGCCTTAAATTTTCTTGCCATCTATGAAACTGTAAATGTTACTGTTGTAGTTGTAGGTGTGACCCATTCTAATGTTTGAGTTAATGCCCCAGGACTTGGAGCAATACCACCAAAAACTAAAGCACTTGTAGAACCAGTTATTTTTGACCCTGCATGATTTCTTTTTCCAGTAGGTAAATCTGTAGTTTCAGCCCAAGCACTTCCATCCCAAAGTTCAACATTTGCTTTTATAGGAGGTGTACCTCCTGAAAATATAGAAGCAGTTTGTGTACCAGATAGTGAAGCACCTGACCTTGCAGTGTTTAAATCAGCTTGTTCTGACCAGGCAGATCCATTCCAATATTCAGTGTTGTTATAAATAGATCCGTTATTACCACCAGTAACTATTCCAGCTGTTGAAATTCCAGCACCTCCTGCTTCGTTATCTTTTCTTCCAGTATTTAAATCAGAAACTTCAGTCCAACTTGATCCATTCCAAGATTCTGTTTCATTCATACCAGACGTACCACCACCAGCTACTATCGCAGCAGAGGGTGTTCCAAAACCATAACGACCATTTTGTGAAATATTTGTATCAGCAAGTTCAGTCCATGAAGTTCCATTCCAACCTTCATTTAAATTTTTATTTGTTGCACCTGGATATACAACTCCATCTACACATAAAGCTGCTGTGTTTGTATTAGCTGCAGGAGAAGGTCTTTCTCTTGCAGTATTTAAATCATTTACTTCTGTCCAAGAAGTTCCATTATACAATTCTGTTTGAGCAGCCGATGTTCCACCACCTGGTTGACCACCAAACATAATACCTGCAGTCTGTGAACCTCCACCACCTGGAACATATCTAGCTGTGTTTAAATTACCACCTGTTGCCCAACTTCCTACAGGACTAGATGTAAAACCTTTTAATGCTTGATCTGTTGAGTTATACCAAACTTGACCATTAATAGGATTAGATGGGTCTGATGTTACAGTCTCAATATTACTTCCGTGTATATCTTTGTAATTTGCCATATTAATCTGTGTCCATTGTTTTAGTTGATATACCTTGATTCCATTCTTCTGTCGCTGCGGTTACTGCTGGAGCTGAAGGGTCAGAACCTCCAAAAGCTAATCCTGCAGTAGTGGTTCCAGCTCCACCTGTTCCCTGTCTCGCTGCAGATAAATTCGCAACTTCTACCCAACTTGCACCATTCCAATCTTCAGTATTTGCTGTATCTCCTGGTGCAAGGTTTCCTCCAACATTTAATGCAGCTGTATAACTTCCAAGACCAGTTGATTGAAAATTTGCAGTATTTAAATCATTTACTTCAGTCCAGCTAGTTCCATTCCAAGACTCTGTATTTGTTACTCTTGCACTTCCTGGAGTTTCTCCACCAAAAGCTAATGCCTCTGTACTTGTTGTACCTGCTCCAGTCAATTGTCTTCTTGCAGTATTTAAATCTGCAACTTCTGTCCACGAGCTTCCATTCCAAGTTTCAGTAACCGCAACTCTTGTATCTCCTGGTGCATTACCACCAAAAAGTAAAGCAGCTTCATTATCTGTTCCTGCATTTCCTCTTGATTCTCTTGCAGTATTCAAATCTGCAACCTCTGTCCAATTTGATCCATTCCAACTTTCTGTTATTGCTACAAGTCCTGGAGGTGTGTTACCTGCAAAAGCTAATGCTGAAGTTTGAGTACCTGCACCTGCTAATGCTCGTCTTCCTGTATTTAAGTCATTTACTTCCGTCCAACTTGTACCATCATATAATTCTGTTAAAACTTGATTATTTGGATTACCTCCAGCACCTAATGCAGCTGTCTGAGTTCCAGCGTTTGCCATAAATGATCTTGCTGTATTCATAGCACCACCAGTAGACCATGCAAAAACCGCTGCACCTGGACCTGTCCATTCTTCTGTTGCAGCTGTTCTTGCTGATGGATCTTCTCCACCAAAAGCTAAAGCAGATGTTGCAGTTCCAGCTCCTCCTTGTCCATATGCTCTTGCTGTGCTCAGATCACCATCTTCAGTAAAACTTGTTCCATTCCATGTTTCTGTAATTCCAGTTCTAGCAGTTGCTGTATAACCACCATAAATTACAGCTGAAGTATTACTCTCTCCACCAGCTGATGCTTGTTGTCTAGCAGTATTTAAATCTGCTACTTCTGTCCAACTAGTTCCATTCCAACTTTCATTTAAAGCTGAAACTGATCCTGTCCAACCACCATTAGCTAGTGCTGATGTCACTGTTCCTACACCAACTAAATCTCCTCGACCTGTATTTAAATCTGCTACTTCAGTCCAAGAAGTTCCATTCCAACTTTCATTAGTTGCTGAATCATCAGGATCTCCACCAAAACATAAAGCAGAAGTATTACTTACTCCAGCTCCTCCAGCAATATCGTGATTGCTACTATTTAAATCTGCTACTTCTGTCCAACTAGTTCCATTCCAACTTTCATTTGTTGATGAAATAGAATTGTTAACTAATCTTCCGCCAAAAGATAATGCAGAAGTACCATCACTACCTGATGCTGCTTGTCTGTATTTTGCTACATTTAAATCTGCAACTTCAGTCCAAGAAACACCATTATATAATTCATTAGTTGTTGTTGCTACAGCAGTTGCAATTTCTCCACCAAAAGCTAAAGCAGATGTCTGTGATCCCGTTTGACCTGCTTGTTGTTTAGCCACATTTAAACTATTACCAGTCCTCCAAGCACCTGCTGTAGTTACATTTGGATGTTGATACTGTAATACTTTATTAGTTTTATCATACCATACTTGTCCTTCAATAGGATTATCGGGATCAGTGGTATAACTTTTAACTGTTGTACCATGTATGGTTTTATAATCAGACATTTAATTCTATGCTTCTAATGTAATATCTGTAGGTTTAGCACCTAATCTTTCAATCTTTTCATCAGATGATTCACCTTCAACATTGTTATTATCCCATGCTGTTTTAGCAGCATTAACTTCTGTAGTAACAATTGCTTGTGCCTCATCTTTTGTTTTAACTGTTCCAGCAACTTTTGCTATCCAAAGATTAGCATGTTTGTTGTATGCAGGAACTTGCCAGACGTTTCCAGGAAAACTTTTAAAAGTTATTCTGTAGGATTCGTCATGGTCAATAAAACCTTTACCCCAGTTTGTTGCTACACAGTATTGATATGTATTTGCCATTTATTATTCTCCTTATTAATCTGTTAATACCTTAGTTAAAATGGAACTTCCACTCCACTCTTCTGTTGCTGTTGTTGGAGATCCAGTATTTCCACCAAAGGCTAATGCATTTGCACTTGTTCCACAACTACCCATTGATCTTCTTGCTGAACTTAAATCTGAATCTTCAGTCCAACTTGAACCATTCCATTTTTCTGTCTCTGCATCTTTAGTATCCGAATGATTTCTTCCTCCAAAAGCTAAAGCTGCTGGTTGAAGACCAGCACCTCCTAATTCTCCACGAGCAGTATTTAAATCTCCAGTTTCAGTCCATGCAGAACCATTCCAAGATTCGTTTGCTCCTGTTACTGCAGTACCTGTTTCTCCCCCAAAAGCTAAAGCTGCTGTTGATATGCCTGCATCTCCTAAACCTTTACGAGCAGTATTTAAATCTCCTACTTCGGTCCAAGCAGATCCATTCCAAAGTTCTGTTTCATTTTTTAAACCTGAACCATCATTTCCACCAAAAGCTAAAGCAGCTGTATTACTTGATCCTGCACCGCCCAAAACAATTCTAGCAGTGTTTAAATCTCCTACTTCAGTCCAAGACGAACCATCCCAAGTTTCTGTAAGATTTCTGTAATTAGCACCTGGTGGAGATATTCCACCAAAACCTAAAGTTGCTGTGTATGGTGCATTTATTGCTGATCCCATACTTGCTCTTGCAGTAGTTAAGTCAGCAACTTCTGTCCAAGATGATCCATTATATTGTTCTGTATTACCAACAGGAGCACTGGCTGATGGTGCATATCCCCCAAATCCTAAAGCTGCTGTATATATTCCAGATCCAGCTATATTTTCTCTTGAAGTATTTAAAGTACCACCAGCAGACCAAGCACCAATTGGTTGACCTGCACCTGTAAATTCTTCTGTAGCTGCAACATAAGATGGTGTCTGACCAGGGGCATCACCGCCACAAGCTAAAGCAGCTGTGTTGTTAGCTGCTGTACCACCAAGTGTTTGTCTTGCAACATTTAAATCTGTGTCTTCACTCCAGCTAGTCCCATTCCATAATTCTGTTTTACCTGTTTTAGGTTCTCCTCCTGCTGCAAAAGCTGATGTTGAAGTTCCTCCAGAACCCATTGTTATTCTGGCTGTGTTCATATCTGCAACTTCTGTCCAAGCAGAACCATTCCATAATTCTGTAACGGCTGTTTCAGGAGCACCTCCAAAAGCTAAAGTAGCAGTTGAAGTTCCAGCACCACCTAATTGACTTCTTGCTGTATTCATATCTGCAACTTCTGTCCAAGATGATCCATTCCAAGTTTCTGCATCTGCGGTTACCGATGGAGTTCTACCACCCATAGCTATAGCTGCTGTAACTAATCCAGCAGAAGCAAGTCTGCTTCTACCCAAATTTAAATTTGCAACTTCAGTCCAAGATGAGCCATCCCAAGTTTCTGTGTTTCCTGTAAATCCAGGTGCATTTCCACCCATAGCTATAGCTGCCGTATAAGTTCCTGCTCCATCATTTCCATATCTAGTATCATTTAAATCTGCAACCTCTGTCCATGTTGAACCATCATAAGATTCTGTTTTTCCTGTACGACCTCCTGGATCTAAATTTCCACCAAAATTTAATGCGGCTGTTTTTATTCCTGCAGTTCCAAAGTTGTATGCTCTAGCAGTATTCATATTAGCAGCAGTTCTCCATGCACCTGCTGAAGTTATGTTTGGAAATCTATATGAAAAATTACGATTTGTACTATCATAAAATAATTCACCAGTTTTTGCACTAGTTAAAACTCCATCATTATTACGAACAGTAGTGCCGTGTATATCTTTATAGTCAGCCATTATTTACTCTTTAGTAACCAGCCTTGAGTTGAATCTGTAAATACTAAAGTGTTTGCTGCTCTTTCTACAGATACAATTAAATCCTCATCTGCACCATGTATTTTAGAACTGTTTCTACCTATTGTTAAATTGTTAGTATCAAATGTTCCTGCATAGTCTACAAATGAAACCTCATCACCAATGTCTGGTGAAGCTGGGAGTGTTAAAGTAAATGCTGCACTTGTTGTATTACAAAATACACCTTGTCCTGCTGCTGCTGTAAAATCTCCTGTTTTAACTGCTTGCCATGATGTACCACCACCAATGTATGTTTTAATATCTGTCATTGCAACTTGAACCATCGTACCATTGTCGTTTAGTACAACTCTGTCCGCATCTGCAACTGTTGTTGAAGTAGCTGATGTATTACCATCAACTATATTTAATTCTGCTGCTGTAGAAGCTATGTTAGTTCCACCTATATCTAATGTCGTTACAGAAATTTCTCCTGCAACTGTTAGCAAGCCATCTGCTACTGTTAATAAATCAGTATCATCTGTATGACCAATTGTAGTACCATTAATTAAAACATTATCTATGTCTAATGATCCACCACTAATTAATCCTGTAGTTGTAATTGTAGATGACCCTGTATCAATATTACCAAATCCTGAAGTAATTGATCCAGAATCTAAAGCACCTGTTGTAACAATACTAGAACTTCCTGCAACTACTCCATAAATTGAACCAATAGCTGTACCATTAATTGTAATAGCATCTGCTTCTAAAGTTCCATCTATATCTGCATCTCCAGATATATCTAATTCAGTTGCTATAACCTTGTCATTAAATGTAGCTGCACCTGCAGCACTACCATCAAGTGTAAGCATTGTAATATCAGAACTATTATCTGTACCTTTAAATATAATATCAGAATCATTTGCAGCTGCATCAATTGTAATATTACCTGATGAAGTTGTAAGATTAACTGCTGCATCACCAGCTGTTAAATCATCTGCTGCTGAAGAAACACCAGCAGTAAAATAGGTTTTCATTCTAGATGCAGTAGTTTTTCTATTTGTACCACCTGCACCATCATCAACTATAAATAAATCAGCATCTACAATTGCTGCACCAATATCAGTTCCACCATCAATATCTATTGAGGCTAAAGGTAAAGTTCCTGTATCTCCTGTACCTATTAAAGTTCCTGAAGCTGTTGGTAAAACTAATACAGCACTACTAGAAGCTGAGTGCGGAGCTGATTGTAAAGTTTGAGCATGAGCATTACTTGACTCACAATAAAATTTAATTTTAGAAACTGTTCCACCATTTTTTAAATCAATAAGACCAGTTTGAATATCTACATTACCATCAATTCTAACAACACCAGTTCCATTAGGTGTTAATGCAATATTACCATTTGATGTTGATACTAAACCATTACTATTAACATCTAAATCACCACCTAATTGTGGTGTAGTATCTTCAACTACGTTTGATATTGCACCTGATGTAGCTAATCCTGCTACAATAGTTGATCTTGCAATTTTTTTAAGTCCACCACCTGAAGTATCTACTGCTATAAAAACATCATCATTAGCAACTGTAGAAATTTCAGATAAACTACCTGCAGCTATTGAATTAAAGTTTGTACCATCTGCAACTAATAAATTACCTGCAGTATTTGTACCCATAGTAATATCATCACCAGTTACAGTAAGATCTCCACCTACAGTAACATTACCTGTAGTTGTAATAGTATCTATAAATGCATCTTTCCATCTAACACCTGTAGATCCTAAATCTACATCACTATCAGATTGTGGTCCAAAAATATTATCACCAAGATAAACTTGTTCTACGTTTGCTGCATAAAAATGGATTTCATCTGCAGTTTCAAAATCTATTTTAGTTTGATCATCTTCACCAATTTTAATATCAGTTGCAAGTAAAGATGTAATAGTTGTTTGTGCAGCACCTAAAGCAAAATCTAAGGTATTGTCACCATCTTCATAACTAACTGTGATACCTGTTTCTGTATTAGAAGATACCATAGCACCGACTGTATCAGAAATAGTTTCTGCTAAAGTAGTACCAGCAAGAGTTAAAGCTCCTGATATATCTACAGCACCATTAATATCAATAGTAGTAGCTGCTATTTGTATTTCTGTATCTGCAACTAAATCTAATTGACCATCTGCACTAGAATTAATATATATTGCAGTATCTCTAAATTGTAATTTTTCTGTAGTTGTTAATAATAAATCATCTGAGAATTGAAAGTAATCTTCATCTTCCATCCACGTAAGAACACCATCTGCTGATTCACCATCAAATGTTACAGCAATATCTGTCCCTGACGTAGCATCACCAATAGTGATTGCTGTGCCTAATAATTTTGTAATTGGTCCACCTTCTGCAGCTGTACCATCGTGTGTGTGCCCTGAGCTTACAGCAAATGCAGCAAGAATTTGATTAAATTCTGCATTTATATCTGATGCTTCAATGACTCCACCATCAACAATAGCTGATGAACTCTGTCGTGTGTATGTTGCTCCCATTTACCTTCTTCCCCCTGGTGTAAACTCTAATTGAAACCCTTTAATTGCAAAGGGTGCGTTTGTACTTGTGTCTGTTATTTTTAATGCTACGGAAAAACCTGATCCTTCTATTGATTCTCTTGTAATAGGAAGATCTCCTTGACCATAACCTGATGTTCCAAATATACCTGTTCCATAATATGCACCACTAGCCGATGAGTTTAATTCAATTAAACCTGGTTGAGGAGTATTTATATCATCATAATTATATCTTACAAATAAACTAGAACTAACAACACCTTCTGGTTCCCAGTTTAAATTTACTCTTTCCATTGATTTTCTAATACCTGCATCTCCCATTGTCATATCGGGAGATCTATATGTAGCATCAATAGCACTTGTTGAACTTGCTGTTGTAAATACATTACCTGATTCTTGTAAATAAATATATCCATCATATCCACCATGAACAATTGTTTCTATATTATCTATATAATCAGAATCACAACTTGAAACTTTTAATCCTTTTATGTCTGCATATTCAAATCCTAATTGTCCTGAATTTGGATTTGTTTTAATTACAGCTAGTAAACCTTTTTGACTACTTTCTAATCCAGCAGTTTTTGGATAAAATAATCTATACTGAGATTTATTTCTAACAACTGTTGCAATAACATTATCATATGTAATTTCATTAATTCTTTCTTGTACTTGTTTTGAAATAGTACCTAGTTCAACGTCACCAATTCTTTCTGTACCTGCAATAGTTCTTAGTCCATCAGCTGCAAGAAATATAAGGTCACCACCTAATTCTTG